CTATAGGTTGCGCTCTTTTTTGATAAGGTGCTTGTCCAATAGATTCTAGATATTTACGAAAAGCATTTGCTTCTAAACTACCTGAAAAAGCAAAATCATATCCACCTGGTAATGTAACTGGGATCATAGCTGCCGTTCCAGCACCTTGCATTACTTCAGGGTTATCTTTTTTAAACTGTTCAAACCCAGATAATAATTGATCTTGAGGTAGAGGGTCGTTGTATTGTGGCATGACTGTTAGTGCACCATCACCAGAAGGTGTGCCTGGTGGTCTTGTCATGTCTATTTCATCTATAGGCACATCAATTAATTCTTCTACTGGTATATTTGGATCTGGTTCTACAGGTTGTTTTGTAAACATCATATCATCTGCTGGTCCACCTGGTTGAGTTACTTCTTCGTAAAAATCAACTATGTCAATTGGTTTTTTAACTACTCTTTCTTCAGGTTGAATTATTTTTCTAGGTGGTTCAATAGGCATTGCAGGTGGTTGTGGAAATATACCTGGTTCCATTGGTTGTGTAATAGGTTGAACATCTCCACCTGGAGGCATTGGAAATTTACCTATTGGACCTAATGATCCTTCTTGAACTGGTGTTGGTGTAGGTGCAGCTATTTTCTGTGGTGCAACATAACCTGGTAGCCTGCTTCTTGCTGCTTGAAACTGTTGTGATACTGCTTGTTGATTTGCTAAATTACGTCTCATGTTTTCTGCAAGTGTATTAGCCATAGTAATACCACCTGTTTGATAACCGGCACGTCCACCTGACATCATATTGTATCTTGCAACAAATGCATCTTTGCCTGCATCATCTAATGAAGAATACTCTTTATCAAATTTAAAATAGTTATCAAAGTATGATCTCATTTTTTTACCAACATTTACTTTTCTTCTCTCCATGTATTCTTCCCTAGTCTCACCTTCATCTTGCGGTGGCTCTTCTGCTATAAAAGCACTATAAAGATATGTTGCTGCACTAGTTGCTCCACCAACTAATATTTGTTGTTGTACTAATGAAGGTAAATCTTTTAGTATTGGAACTTCTTTAAATAATCCTGTTGCGTCTCTTACTTTAGTTTGAAAACCTGATAACGAAGAGGTAGGTTTTGTTATTATTTTTTCTGAATTAGGTATACCCTCTACTGTAGCATCGTCAAAAAAAGTGCTTTTTTTAAGATTTGTTGAATCTTTTTCTCCACCTTTAAATAAATTTTTTAATGATGTTGTTCTTGACGAATTTAGCGGAGAGGTAAATCTATCACCTGCTGTTCCAAAAAAATTTTGTTGTGGCCCTGCTCCACCTAACATTCTAAGACCTTGTCCTCCAACATAAGTTCCAAGCCCTTGTTTAAGTGCATCACTAATACTACCTCTTTGATCAAATCTACCTATACCTCTCATCGCTGCTGCAATACCAGGATTAAATGGTGCAACGAACGGTGCAGCTTTAACTGCAATATTTGCCAATTCATTAGGTAAAAGTTTTCTAAACCTGTCTTTTATTTTACTACCAAGACCAAACTTTTCTCTAGGTGCTACATTCATAATGCCACCTTGTGCACGTAGTTGTCTTCGCATTTGAGATCTTGTAATCATATGTGTTAAATTTTGTTTATATTATTTAGGCAGGTATTTCACCTGAATTTATACTAATACTTGTTTTTAACAAGTAAATCAAGACTATGTTGTAACTTCTCTAGGTTTAGATTCTAAAGCTGAAAGAATTACATGTAGTCTATTGGCCGTAGCCGCAGTCACTTTTAGTACTTCACTTTCTTGTAATACTAAAGGTGCTGATAATAGTTCTGTTGTGCCATTTGCTGATATAGATTTAGTCTTAAAGAGGCTAAATACAGCATCTGATGTATCTGTAATAGTCACTGTTATAGTATCTGCATTACCTGAGTCTTCTGATACTAATATAGATTTTATAATAGAAGTTGCAGCAGATGGCGCGGTATACAATGTTGTAGCATTTGTTGTAGTCAAATCTACTTTTTTATTTACAAATGAATTAGCCAAAGAAATATGCCTCCGCTTCTGCTTCGTCTTTTAAATCTTGTTGAAATGTAGTATTTAATTTTTGTACAATACTATCTATATCTCTTACAAAAGATTGTTGAGTTTGTTGATCATACTCTTCGTTTGGTTGTGTTAATGATTGTACTATTCTTGCCATTATCTTCTTCCATCTGGTTGATAATCTATTCTAAAAGTTCCAACTTTCCAAAATTGACTTGTGCTAGTGTTATCTATTTTTAAAGATATTGATCTAGCTCTTGCTCGTGTATCTATTTTTTGTGTACCACTAGAAACAGTAAAAGGTCCTAAAGTTGAACTAGCTGAAGTGTCATTTGGAAAATCTCTTAAATTTAAAGTTATTCTTGCATCTCCTGTTTGAGCTAAAAAATCTGGTATAACCCTTCTAACTTTCATCATAAACTCACCATCACCTTGTAGTCCTTGTGAACCAATATCAAAATCCCCAGATTCAATACTTGCTGTAATTGCAGTTGTTGTACCTTCTTTAACTTGATTAAGACCTGTTTCATGTTCATAATAATAACTAACACCATCTGTATTTCCTTGTACAAATGTTGAAGAACCTGAAGTACCATTAGAACTTGTGTCGTATTCTGTTGCATGAGGTTTACCAAAAACAGCAGAATCTTGCCAAGCAGATCTTGCAAGTGTTCCTGTAGTCCATACTGGTCGCTCGGCGCTTGAGTCTAGATAATTGTATGCAACCACTCTATTAACTGTTCCTGAATCTGAACTTGGATAAAACCACATTATTTCTCCAAACAAATTATTAAGACCTGCATTAATATGTTGTTTAGGAATTGTGTTAATATCATCGTAGACATGATCTTCAACTAAACATGGTAGTGATTCTAGTTTACCTGTGTATCTAAAGAAACCATTTTCTGACATCCAATATGCAGCACCATCAACTTCTACAGCTGCATTTTGTCCTATCAATCCACAGTTTGTACCAACCTGTTGAAATGAGAATGTAAAAGGAGGACCAACAAAACGCATAATAAATAATGCACTGTCTGTCCAAATATAAATTGCATCACGGCCTCTGATCGCTCCAACAATTTTAGATCCATCTGCTAATCTTTGTGTACCTGCAGTATTGGTTGCACTTGGTGTATACGTATTAATATCTTCTTGAGAAGAAAATCTAATAAACATTTCATCTTTTGTGTTTTTTGTTCCAATTGTTGTTTCTGTTCCAAAAAATATTAAGTGTCTATCTGGTGTTGATACTAAACTAAATGCAGAAGATGTAGGTGCACCTGATATAATAGTTGCTCTTGTTTCATTAGCAGCTGTTGGATTTGAATTCCATTCGAAACTTTCACCACCATTAATTGTTGCAATTAATTTATTACCCAAATTATCTAATGACCATAATCCAGGAGCTGTTACAATATCTCCAGATGTTGCACCATTCCATGCAAAATAATTTGCTGCATCTGTAACCGTTGCACCAGAACTGTGTATTGCTGCCGTAGTTCCAGAAGCACCTCTTGTTAATCCCGATAATGTACCACCACTATTACCAGTGTATGTAATTAATTCTGATCCAATAATAACAGTTCCTGTTGCTGGAAAAGAAGATGAACTAGCCATAGTTAATGATGTTACTGATGCATTTATTCCTGATGAAAGCGTTGATGTAAACTGTCCTGCTTGTTGTCCACCCCATGATCCAAGGCCCCAACCTGTTGTTGCAATTTCAATTGCTGGTCCAACTGGATAATAGTGTTGTAAACGTATACCACCGGAAGTGCTTGCTCCAGAACCACTTTCGTTAGATGGCATAGTAATAGTTAAAGTAGTATCAGTTGGTATTGATGTTACCATAAATTTTATATCTGTAAAATCACTAGATGCAAAATTAGAATTTGTTATAGATGTAAAATTGTCTAATAAAATAACATCACCTTTAGTGATACCATGCGCTGATCCAAAAGTTATTGTTACAGCTGCTGATGAGTTAGTTGTAGAAAAAGCTGATGTTAAAGTTGTTGTAGATTTAATTGGGTGGATGTCATAAAAAATACCACCAGAATATGCATACAAAATGCTACTAGTGCCTAGTGCTGCATATTTAATTCCAGACGTATTTACAAAATGATGTATGGCAGTGTTTCTTCCTGTAATATCAACTGATCCTAATTGAGCCCAACCGCCTATTTTTTCAGGAGAACCGTACCTAAAACGAACATTATCACCTGCAACCCATTGACTTTCACCACCGGTTGATGTGACTTGTTTATTAAAGCCTGGTGCAAATTTAACTTTTTGAAGCATGAGTTATGCATCTTCCAAAGTTTTAATTCTAGTTTCTAATTCTTGAATAGTTTTAACCATTAGAGGTACTAATTTAGAATGATCTATTGCTTGCGGTTTCATAATTGTATTACCATCAGCATCAAGTTTGTTATCTCCAACATTTTTAGTTTCAGCTTGAACTTCTTCAGAAAATTCATCATATTTCTCAACAGCATCTTTAGTTCCAGTAACACTTTCTGGTACTACTGTTGCTGCTTCATGTGCAATAAATCCATCGACTAAAGTATTAGTTTCATCTGCAATCCAATTAAATCTTGCTGGTTTTAATTGTTTTAATCTTGTTGTAGCATCCCAACTATAATCTACATTTTCTTTAAGTCTGTAATCTGAAGAAGTATTATAAGCTACAGCTGTAGAATTCCACAGTATTGATCCTACACCAGTGCCACCATATCTAAAATGCCAATAAGATTCATTAGATGTTGATCCTCTATAATTCCAGTAAGCGTTAGGATCAGTATTTTGATGTGTAAAACCTCCACTTTTATTCATCATCAAAGATCCAGTTCTACTGTCAGTTGCAGTTAATCCAGTTGAACCATTTGGATTAGGATTACCTGCTAAACCACCAAATCTTGTTTGACCATTTGCTAGTATTTTAAATTTTCCTTTATCATCATCTGAAGCATCATCTCCTCCAAAACTTAAAGTACTATTATTACCATCAAGATTAAAAAAATGAGAAGAAGCATTACTTTCAATTCTAAAATCTAAATCATTTGATCCTTCATTAAATATAACACCAGCACCTTGATTAACATCCATATAATTAACTGGTGTACCTTGAGTATCTTGAATAGCAATTCCATCGGCTCTGATAAACAGTCCACCGCTTCCAGATGTATGATCAAAAATTGTGTTCGTACCATCAAAAAATAATTCAGTGTCATTACCAGTTCCAAGTCTAATTTTTACATTATCATTTAAATCTAATCCAGTTGCACCGCCAGCGCCACCAGAAACATCTTCCCATGCTGCTGCAGCTCCTGCACCTCCAGAAGTTAACACTTGGCCATCAGTTCCAACATTGTCACCTCCAATACCTATTTCTCCTTGAGAAGTAAATCTAAATTTTTCTGTAGCGGCTTCTGAATGACCAGTAAAAAATAATAAATCTGTTGCATTAACAGAAGAACTAAATGTAGCTGTAGCCATAGCTTGAATGGAAGCAGCAACAGTAATAGCATCTGTTCCTCCAGCTTCAAGTGGAGCTTGAAAATCTATTTTTCCCATTATATCATTTGCATTAATATCTGTCAGAGCTGTAGCTAAAAGTAATTTACCCGTACTAGTGGTTGCATCTGCAGACGCTCCTAAAATTCTAAGTTGATCTGCACTTTGATCCCATTCAAGATAAGCACCAGCAGAAGCACCAAAAAATTTTACATCATATCCTGTGTCATCGACACCAACAGTTAATGTATTGTCTATTTGTACAGCACCGTCTATATCAACGGCATCTAAATTAGAAGTACCATCAATATCCATATTGCCAGATATATCTAATTCAGTTGCTATAACTTTATCATTAAATGTAGCTGCACCTGCAGCACTACCATCAAGTGTAAGCATAGTAATATCAGCAGTAGCATCAGTTCCTTTAAATATAATATCAGAGTCATTTGCTGCTGCATCAA